GGCCACGGCCTGGACCCAAAAGGCTACAAGCGCGAAGGCCCAATGGACGACCCGGAATTCGCGGAGGCCGGCATCCTCGACGCCTGCAAGATCCTCGGCATCGACCTCGGCGCGGATCGCCCCGGCAAGCTCGACGTCTCCGGCGACTAAGCCTCCCATCCGATGACCCCGGACTCTATCCCGTCCCCCGCCGAGCGGGCCGAGAACGCCCACCAGCTCGCGCGCCTTCATCCCGGGAACCGCTTTCGCCTCATGTTTGGCATGCCGCTCCTCCCGCTGGCCGCCACCTCGTCAATCCCGTCAATGACGTCTTCCCCCTACCTCGCCGCCTTTGACGCCTACCACGCCCGCGGCGAACCGTGGACGCCCTGGACCACCGCGCTCGACTACCACCTCCAGCACGGCGTCGTCATCTCCACCGATCGCGTCTTCCTCATGGCCCGCCGCGTCCCCTCCGCGGCGGATGATGCCGCGCATCTCACCTTGAGCCCCCCACACGGGACGGAGCCCTTGGACTGCTGGCACGTTTGGGCCGCCGCCGGGGACCTCGGCGCGCTCCTCTCCATCGCCGCGGAATTTCCGTTGCCGTGGATTTCCTGGAGCCGCCGCGGACGCCTGCCGCTCACCCGCGTCCGCCATGGCCAGCTCACCGAAACCGCCGCCCGTCAACAAGCCGCCGCCGCCGATCTCCGTCACGGCGGCCGACCAGGCGCAAGCGGCACGCGACCAGCGCCGGCTTGAGGCCGGCCGCTTTGATTTCTCCAAGACCCTCCTCGCCCCGCGCAATCCCCCGCCGCCCGGCATGCGTTCCACCCTCGGCTGATCCATGCCCACGCCTTCCCAATACACCGCCCTCGGCGCCGCCCTCGATTCCAAGCGCGAGCTCTGGGATTCCCTCTGGCAGGAGCTTGCCGACCTCTGCCACCCCCGCCGCGCCACCATCCAGCGGAAGGAAGCCGCGAACTCCTCGCCCGACCAGTCCCGCGTCGAGGCCCTTTACGACGGGACCGCCATGCGCGCGGCCGATGTCCTCGCCCGCGGATGCTCCGCCCGCATCACACCGATGGGCAGCCAATGGATGGTCCTCCGTCCGCCGGACGATCTCTCCCAAAATGCCGCCGCCCTCGACTGGTATTCCCGTTGCACGGAGCGCCTCATGCGCGCCTTCTACGCCTCGAACTTCTACCAGCGCGCCCATGAGCACTACAAGGACCGCGGCGTCTTCGGGACCGCCTGCACCCAGGTCCTCGCCGGGGCCGGCGGCCAGGGCCTCCACTTCCGCGCGCGCCCCGTCGGCACCTTCGCCATCGACCACGATGACCGGGAGGAAGTGAACCTCCTCAGCTCGACCTTCAAGTGGTCGCCCCGCAAGGTCGTCTCCGCCTTCGGCCGCAACGAAGGCTTCCCCGAGGACATCCGCAAGCTCGAGGCCGACCCGCAGGCCGCCGACCTCGACTCGATCGAAATCCGCCACCTCATCCTCCCCCGCCAGGACCGGGACCCGCGGAAGATCGACACCCGGAACAAGCCCTGGGCCTCCATCTACCTTTGGACCGCCAAGGGCATCGTCCTCGAGGAGACCGGCTTCGACGAATTCCCCGAGGCCTGCTCCCGCTGGGAACTCTGGGGGGATTCCCCCTACGGCTGGAGCCCCGCCTACCACGCCCTCCCGGAGGCCCGCCAGGCGAACTTCCTGGAGGAGATGCTCGACACCCTCGCCGAGACCGCCGCCTTCCCCCGCGTCCTCTACGCCGGGAATCTCAAGGGCGAGATCGACTTCTCCGCCATGGGCCTCACCTGCTGGGACCCCATGGGCATGGGCACCGCGGCCGCGCCCCAGGAATGGCTCACCGGCGGCCGCTACGACATCGGCAAGGACCGCCTCCAGGACAAGCGCCGCGCCATCGAC